GTAAGGATAGTCACTTTAGATACTACTCTTTTGTATGTGTAGTCGAAGAAGAATTTCTCCCAGAACTAAACGACGAGAGCTGCGGGTATTGCTGGGTCAACCTTGGGCAATGGCCTAAACCAATGCACCAAGGTGCTAAAGTAAGTTTTTGTAACGAAAAGTCTGAGGGTAAGATTAACAGTATCCTAACTCAGCACATTAATCTTTAATTTCGTATACTACTTTAAAATCGGGGCAATTAACAAACATATCCGGTGTTAATTTTTTCTTTCGTTTTGCTAATTTTTCAAATTCTGCAAAATTCTTATCATAGTCGGGTGTTTCTTGCAGTGCTATCCTAATCAACTCAACACAGTTGATCTCTAAATCATTTTTTAAATCAAATAGATTATCATAAGGACGACCAAGTAATGTTCTTGCTTTATCGAGTGCCTTTGTCCAGTTCGTCATGCTCATGTGTGTAGGTACAATAAGTGCCACAGATTGAACTGTACCAAAGACTTCGGTAAACGTCGAATAATGCACACCTTTCCCAGTTGCTTCAATAAATCGAAAATCTGAATCATCACGAACTGCATCTTCGAGATTCATTAACACATGAGAGAAATATCCCCATTTACCAGTTAATAGGAAATGACCTAATGCAATAAAGAAAGTTGACAAATAATTCTTTTTTCTTGTTGCGATTATATAATAGTCTTTCTTACACCGGTTTCTAATCTCGCTGAGCTCTTGCTCAGACAGTCTATCGCGTGTCTTCCACGTGACTTTGGCCATTTGTGTAATAGCCCACTCTTGCAATCTCTGAAACCAATTTTTACGTAAATCTTTCATAATAAATGACTTCCTTCATATGTTGGTGGCCAACCAGTTAAATAATTGTATGTATCGGGATTAGGCGCTAGTATCATTGCAGCCTTATGATATTCTGCTACTGCAAATATTGCCATATCAGATGCTGCCGACGACTGGAACAGTTGCACTGCTAACGTCGGCGTCATTTCAACAAATGCACCGTTAAGTGTTTTCCACATAATGTTTTCTGGTAGATTTGCACCAAAAATAACTAATGCAATTTGCTGAATCCTTGAAGAATTATCGGAATGGAACCAGTTCTCTCCGACTTTTACACCACTGGCCTGGCGGCGATCTCTCTCATCTTTAATTTTCTGCCACATAGTCAGTCGCCTTTGTTCCAGTCGCACTGGTTCGGTAGCAATTTCTTCATCTGTCATTACATGAATGTTTGGCTCATTGTCCCAAGTCCAATTATAAGCACCAACAACAAACGCCTGCGCAGGGTCATCAAATATTGGATTAATAATCCAGTTTGTGGGTTCATCGAGAATTAATTCGAGTCCGGGTACAAAATTAATTGTCGTAGTACATTGATGTTGCATATCAAATTTATCTAACAAATCATTATTTGCACCAACAGTTGGTCGGCTAATAATAACAGACGAATCCTGACCAAGTAACAAACTTGTAAAAACAATTTTATTATTTTCCGATGTTACTGTGACTCCCGGAATTGCTGCGACTAATAACAATACCAATTCTGCAACAGTTTCGGTGCCTGTCGGCGAGATAGTATATGTTGACACGCCGGTACCATTGAGATTTATATCAATATCGTGTGGGCCAACTATATTAGCAGGCGCTGATGATAGCACCGGATCAGATAACATTTCGTTGACTGATATCCTATTAAACGAAAGTGTTGATGTAGACGGAGTTGGATCCTCGGCCTCTACCCAGGCAAATTTTAGTTTATTAAATGCTGTTACCATATTACATTAATTCCAGTATGTGATAATATTTTGTCCAAGTAATGCCGGTGCCGTTGAATGTTACTGAAACATTAAGTGCCAGGTTATTGTTACTGTTTACAGTCGAGTTATTACCGGTTAGAATAGTATTTGAAATTATTTCGTCGGAACCTAAATCGCCTGTAATACCTGTTGCAGATGCACCAGTGCCGCCGATGTGGATCACCCCGTTTAGAGTCTGAGAGGCTGTTGAATTATTTGCACAAAGAAATAACTCCATATAATACCCAGTATTTGCCCCGGTTGCTAAGTTATTAGATGTGTCTGACCACATAGTTGTGCCACCATATGATACAGAAATTGTTACTGTTCGGTTTGCGCCGGACGCATTTGCCCAAGTTCCGGCTGTGGTCAATCTAAGCATACCCTGAGTTAATAATGTTCCACCGAGTACAGTATAACTAAATGTATTTGTAGGACCGGCGGCAGTTATAGTTGCGTTTGTAGTAGTCTTTTCTAAAACTGTTGTTATTGGCAACCAATTTGGTGCGGCATAGTATTCTACTCTACTCACAGTCGAATTATATCGGGTCATTCCGTTGGCCGGGGTTGGCCGCTGTGCTGTTGTACCGCCCGGTAATGTCAAAAACTGGGAGTCTAAATCGGCAATTTGCGTACCATTAACTTCCCATTTGAATCCTGTTGTACCGCCGCCAGACGGACCTCGACCGCCGAACGCATTCTGAAATTCGGGGTTAGCAAACGAACCGGTATTGATAACATCAAACCTAATATACGGTGGGTCATCGTCGCCGTCGATTAACCTCATACGAGGTGCTGCACCATCGTATGAATTAGTTATCCAGGCACTAATTGCTGCGGTGCCACGGTTAAAGTACACCCGTTGTGCTTCAATTTCAGATGCACCGGACGGAACCTCAACATATAAAGTTGCTGTAGCGGGGTCAGTAATACCACCAACTGCTAAATTTAGCGTAGGTGTCGTATTATTGATAAGCAGATAATTTGACGCTGAATTCCATGTCATACTCGACGAACCGCCAAATGTTCCAGAATTGTTAAATTGTACGCTATTAGTTGGCGCTGCCGGTGTGCCGCCGCTCGACCCGATCGTTACCCATGCAGTTCCCGTATCTCTGTACCATAAATTATTAGTGGTATCTACATAGAGCCTGCCGGCGAGGCCAAATACTGGCCGTGAAGCAAGAGTACCTGCTTGCACACTGGGTGCTGCGCCTGCATTTAACAGTACATCGATGCCGTTTACATCCGGTGTTTCTAAAAACGAATATTTACCTAATACATCTGCCATATTATTGAACCGGCCTTAAATTTGAGTTTGCTATGCCATTGGCATAGGAATACGTTATCGGTGACCCTGCACCAGTATTTAGCATAGGGGTGGAATTTATTGTTAAATCACTAACATTAGACACTGTTGAACCGGCTGACAGTTCGTCAAATTCATACTTAGCAACTTGACCAAACAGAATACCATTTCTTGCGCCCTGAGCATTAAATATTGTCTCAATTTCGGGTTGGCTTAGTGTTCGTCTGTAATACGAATATGAGTCAACTTGATGTGTTGAACACTCAGAAGTAGACCCAGTTGGGGGAAATCCGTTAATATAAATCTGCGTAAAGGTGCCTGGAGTAGGCAACGCTGCATCCGATGCTAATAATGTACTATTTCTATATACCCGGTTAGTTGTTCCATCGAACGTATAAGTTATCAGAACCCACTGATTATCAAATGGCGTCATTGTCCCGGCTGCACTCTGAACTAAAATTCGACCACCATATGTCCAACATGTGAGTTGACCTACACCCCTTGACCCAATCTGCAAACCAGTAGTAGGTATAGGTGTTACAATACCGCCGTCGTACATTCCTACAAAACTTAAAACACCACCTGACGACCATACGCCATTAATCCATACTGTAATGCTATACGGATCTGTTGACGATCCGTATGCACTGCTAACGGTATATAAATGTCTGTCAGATATGTTACACAAAATAGCCATTATGCAAACTCTATTGTTAATTCAGCTAAAAGGTAATTAGCTGCTAAGTTTGTGCCAGTCACGCCGGTAACACGCCGTGTAATTTCAAACTGGTAGAGATTGTCGGCAAGTAATCCAAGCGTTGACAATGCAATAGTTTGCGTCGAATATTGAAAGTTTTGGTTAGTCGGTATAGAAATATTGGCTAATTCTTGTGCTGCTGACCACGCGCCTACTGCTGCGTTATTTGGTAGTCTTCTATAATATAATCTCGGCTGAACAACAGATGCTACACCTGGTGTGGTTTGTGACCTTCCGCGAAGTTTCATAATAATTGTTGTTGCACCCGGGGGTATAGAAACTAAACAAGCAACACCTTGCTCAACAGTATTGCTAAACGACCTTACATTCAATGCCGCAAAAGCAGGATCGGTTGCAGTAGCTGAAATTGCATTTACTGCAAAGTCAGAGTTAACCGGTGTGTCAAGCGAGTTTGCGAAGAATGTAAATCTTGATCCAATTGTTATATTTGTTGTACCCGAACCTGCGTCTACTACACCAACTGCTTGGCCGCTAAAATTCAGTCGGGTTGCTGCCGTTGATACTGTTACACCATCTTTTGCTGTAATAACACTAGATGGTGTTGATCCACCAGCCACTAACGCAGATCCCTGGGCTACTACTACTACCTTAATAGTTCGTGTATTACCGGTAACTTGAATACGTACTGTATTATTGTCTAAAGTAGTTAATTCGTTCGCTATAACTACAGCATTATTATTGGTGTCCCAGAGTGTAACTACCACATTTGTTGTGCCTAAATTGTGCACAAAATCAGCCCTATATCTGCTACCTGATACAAGTGTCCATGCTGTGCCGCCGCCTGTTGGTGAAACACCTACAGTACCTGATGCATTACCCGCAAGTACCTGGGACCAGATCGGTTGTGTCCCATTTGATGTCAATACAGTATTAGTAGAACCGATAGATAACTTCGACAATGCAGTAGTACCGCTTGCAAAAATGATATCACCGACTGCATAAACAGTCTGACCGGTTCCACCTCGGTTTGCTGCTATGGTGGTTGCATTCCACGTACCTGTTGCAACAGTGCCTAACGTTGTTATTGTATTCTGACCAGCATAAGTTGTTGCAATGTTGATTGCTGGGTTACCAGCAATTCCATCACCGTTTGTAACTGTTACCCGATCGGTTGTCCCGGATATTGATCTTGCTGCGTAAACACCCGATGAAGTTTGTGTTAAAAATCCGGTGCCAGAAACATTAGATAATGCGCTAATAGTGGAACTACCGAACGTCTGCCATTGTATTGCTACACCGTTGTAATACTCTAAAACTGTATTCGATGTGTTAAATCGAATATAACCGGATTCCGGCGCAATAGGTCGTTGCGCCGTAGTACCTGCTGGTATAAAAAGCGCACCGGTGCCACCGATTGTTAGAGATGTACTCGCCGTCGGAGTAATCGTTTCGGTAATACTATCAAAATCCATGCGTAATCCCTGTTAACTACCTATACTTATCATTAGTTAGTTACCTGGGTGATTTCAACAGTTGCTGCCCAACGAATTGTTTGCCCGTTTACACCAGTAACGTCTATTTGCAATGCACCGTTTGTTGCGTCGCCTGTAACTACACAATTCATTGACCCTGTCGATTCATCGAGAACAGTCCTTGACACTCTCTGTAGTGTTGTAGATGCTGCGGTAGCGTCACGTGTAATTCCGCCAACAAAAGAATACATTGCCCAACCAGGTGCATCTGTCCTACGACCTGTGACCCTGATTGTAAATGTCCAAGCCGAGTTAGTAGGTAGAACTAATCTCTGTGCAGAACCGTCGACAAATAATGTGGTTGTTGTGCTGTTTGTAGTAATGTTTCTTGCCATTACCCTGATTGTTTGGCAATCACCGGCTGTTGCAAAGTTGCCGTTTGCAAATGCGTGAATGTTGGCTACATTGGCTGCCGATCCTGCACCTAACGCATATGTGTTTGCTGCGGTTGCTGATGATCCGGAACCAACTGCTACCGCGTTTGTGCCAGTAGCTACTGGCGCAGTTGGGGTAGATGGATTTTCTTTATACAGCTGAAGAATTGCAGCATTAGCAGCCCATACTGCTGTACCACCAGACACAGTAAGTATTTGACCAACTGTACCAATTGCAAGGCGTGTTGCACTATTTACACCGTTGCCCACTGTGAGATCGCCGGTGGCTGTAATCGGAGTCAATGCATTATATGCTGCTGCTTTGGTAGTTTGCCCAGTTCCGCCGTTAGCAATTCCTAAAGTTCCAGCTAATGTAATTGCACCCGAAGTAGCAGAGTTGGGTGTAAGCCCTGTGGTGCCACCGCTGAATGTAGTTACTGCATTAGATGATAATGTTACCCATGTTGGAACACCGGCACCGTTTGACTGCAAATACTGGCCGGTTGTGCCTGCAGGAGTAATCGCAAATCCTGTAGCAGTGCTGTATACGTTGCCGCCTGCCACTGCTGTTAGGTTAGCGTTTGAACCACCGTTAGCCAGTGGTAAAATACCAGTGACGTGTGTTGTTAAGCCAATTTTACCCCAGCTTGATACTGTAGATGCACCGCCTGATATTAGTGCGTTTCCTGTAGCAACTGCTGGTAGACGCGATAGAGTGGTTGTTGAGTTTGCTTGTAGAATATCACCTACTGCATAAGTGCTTTGACCTGTACCACCGTTTACTGCGGTTACTGGGGTCGACAACGAGAATGTATTACCTGTTAGGCTTAATCCGTTACCCGCTGTATATGTACCAGAACCAGAAAATTGTGCCCAAACAATATTACTTGTGCCAAGTGTTATCGGGGCGTTTGTAGTCTGTACCCAACCTGAATCGGCATTAGCAGTTCCTTGGTCAACAAAGACTGATGCACCAACTAATTCTGAGCCGACATCAGCATCAGATGAACGAACCGGTGCACCGGATGCTTGAACAATATAAATACCATTCTGAGAAACTGTTGTCTGATCCTTAATAAGAATTCTATCACCTGTTACTAATGTAACTCCGTCAATTGTTTGCCCGTTTGCAAACGCTGTTGCTAATGTACCGTTAGCAGTAGTAGCAGCCCTAACTGATTGCTTCCACGAAAGACCTGCTGCAATAGAATCGACATAATTCTTGTTTGCTGCGTCTGTTCCTGCAACCGGTAAATTAGGTAAAGTAATTTGTGTTGTACCACCGGACATAACCAATGATCCAGTCATTGTATCGCCGGTAACATCTACAAAGGTGCTGTCTACAAGTGCTGTAATATCTGAAGTTGTTACTGCTGTTGTACCAGAAACTCTACCAAACAAATCACGAGTAAATTTAACAAACGAGCCAGTGCCGGCATCTGTGACTGTTGCAAGGTTGACTGTTACGGCGCCTGTTGCTGCCGATGCTGTAATATTACCAGCTGTTCCTGCCAGCGAAGTAACACCAGTATTGGTAACAGTAATTGAACCTGCTGCAGGTGTAATGCTAATTGCTGTACCGGCTGTTAATCCTGCTACTGTGTATCCTGCTCCATTACCAATTAACAACTGACCGTTTGTTGGTGCAGTAGTTACACCAGTTCCGCCGTTTGCAACATTTAACGTACCTGATAGGACAATTGCACCAGTCGTGGCTGTATTTGGGGTAAATCCTGTAGTTCCAGAGCTAAACGATGTTACACCGCCGCCTGGAGATGCCCAAGTTCCGTCGGCACGTAAGAAATTAGATGTGCCACCGCCCGATTGCGGCACAACACCCGGACTTGATGTACCAAAAATATTTGGAGTAAGTGTGATTGTACCCGATGATGTAATTGGTGACGACCCGACTGTGATAGAGCCGGAATAAATTCCACTTGTTGATACTGCAACCGATGTTACTGTACCGCCGCCGCCTGTTGTAACCCAGCTACCATTAATATAACTTTCGATATTATTAATGTCGCTGTTATATCTCATTGCCCCGTTATCTAATCCAGCAACAGGTCGTTGTGCTGTTGTGCCGATTGGTAACTCAAATGCGCCAGGCCCACCGACAGTTAATAAATTTGTAGTATCGGGCGTTATCGTTTCGGTGGTGTAGTCAAAATCCATTTAAAATGTCTCCGGTTTAAGTATTATTGTATTTATCATAAAAGTAGAAAGAAATGAGAATGCCTGCATTGCAGGCATTCTTTATGTATCAACTAAAATATTAGTTTGTAACTTCGGTTGTAGTCAGTGTTGCAACCCAATTAATATTCTTAGAATTTTCACCACGAACTTCAATCCTAACTGCACCGGTTGCTGCATCAACAGAGACCCTCGCATCCCAAGGACTGTTTGTTTCACCAATCACAGTCTTAGATGGATTTCCCACAAAGGTAATAGAACCTGCGGTTGCATCTTTCTTTGCAACCCCGAGGAATCGATAGCCTGCGCCGCCACCGTCTGCATCGGTCCTGCGGCCTGCTACGAGGATGTCAAAGACAAACAGCGAATTATCTGGTATTACTAACTGAGTAGCGATTCCGTCGATGAATAGATCAGTGTAAGCATTATCAGCTGTTGTATTTCGCATTACATATACACCGCGCTGTGCATCGCCGGCGGTTGCAAACGAGCCATTTGCATATGCTTTTTGCCCTAAAATGCGTGCATCTGCGCCTTGGCCGACTGCAAATGACCCAACAGCACTAGCAACAGATCCAGAACCAATTGCCACTGCATTTAAGCCGGTAGCCGATGGTGCTGTAGGTGTTGACGGATTCTCAGTATATAACTGAAGTGCTGATCCGAGATCATCTAATGTCAATGCACGGAAAGTTGGTTGGGCGGCTGCACCGGTTGCTGGACCAGCTAATATAGTGTTTGCAGTTTGAGTTCCGAATGTTACTGTTGCTGCAATATCACCGGTGCCAGATGTTGTTGGTGTAACTGTTAGAACAGCAGCATCAGCTGAGGTAACAGTGTTTAAAGAAAACCCTGTAACGCCTCCGTTTGTTAATGTTATCGAACCAGCACCGTTAGCAATACCAATTCCTGTACCGGCTGTAAGTGTTGCAAGAGATAATCCGGTGCCGTTACCAATTAGTACCTGCCCGTTTGTTGCTCCAGATGTATCAATACCTGTTCCACCATTTGCAGGATTTAATGTTCCGCCAAGTACAACATCGCCCGATGTTGCTGCAACCGGTGTAAATCCAGTTCCTCCGGCGCTAAACGATGTTACTACTTCTGTATCATCTACATCAATTGTAATTGTTCCAGCTGCATTTGTTACTGTAACGCCTGTTCCACCGGTTATTGTACCTGCTACAGGTGCATTTCCGGTTGACCCAATAAGAATTTGACCATTTGTTAGAGCTGCTGTAGAAACTAATTGTCCGCCAGTTGTTGCATATACTGATGCGTTTGGTGTTAGCGTATCAACAGTGAGTGTTGTTGTTGCTCTAATAGATCCTGGTGCAATAAATGCCGACGGAATTGATAGTGCAACATCACCAACAGTAGGTGTAGCAGTAATTTGGTTAGCAGTGCCTGTAACCGATGTTACTAATTCTGTATTATCGACGTCAATTGTAATAGCGCCAGCAGCATTAGTTACAGTAATACCGGTTCCGCCTGTTATTGTACCAAGCGATAGGCCGGCACCATTACCGATTAATATTTGGCCATCGGCTGCTGTTGATGTATCTAATCCAGTGCCACCGTTAGCAGTTGATACAGGTGCTGTTAGAGAAAATACTGTACCTGTTAAAGTCAGGCCGTTGCCAGCTGTATATCCACCGGCTGCTGCAAATTGTGCAAATAGTACCGGGCTTGTTCCGACAGTTGTCACCACTTCAGTTTGAACCCAAGCCGTGTCGTTTTGTGTTGCACCGTTAGTTGCAAAAACTGCGGCTCCCATAAACTCGTTTGGTACGGTACTATCCATATCAGTGGATCGTACCCATGTACCGGCATCAACGATGTAAATACCGTTATCAGCAGTAGCAGTTTGATTTTTGACAATGATTCTATCGCCGGCTACAGTTTGGTAACCATCGATAATCAATAGTCCGCCAGTTGTTAAATCGATGTCTCCGGTTGATGCTGCCGAGGCTGCTTGTTTCCAGGATAAACCGTTTGCAATAGAATCGACATATAATTTTGAAGCTGCCGCGGTATCACCCGACGGTGTTGCTGGAAGACCTAATACTTCTCCCCCGCCCACAAAAGTTAGATTAGCACCGGTTGCCATTGTATCGCCGGCAACATTTACATATGTGTTATCAACGAGTGCAGTAATATCAGCTGTAACAACTGGTGTGGTTGCTGATACTCTTCCGAACGAATCTGTTGTAATTTTAACAAAAGATGCAGAAACAGGTGTCCCTAAAGTGTCTAAAGTAATCGTCGGGTTACCAGAAACACCATCTCCGTCGGTTACAACAACTGTTCCTGGTGTCCCGGTGATAGTACGCGCAGTGAAAACGCCCGGGGAAGTTTGTACAAGATTGCCAGGAGTTGTTGTTAAACTACTCAGACCCTGTAGTTGAGAATTTAAATCAACTGTAATAACGCCGGCGCCGGTGATTGGAGATCCCGTAATTGTCAATCCTGTTGTTGTAGTAGCTACCCCTACTGATGTCACCGAGCCCGATGAAGTAGATAACTGGTCCCAGGTTGTACCGTCGTAAAACTCAAGTAAGTTAAGACTTGTACTAAACCTAAACATACCTGCTAAAGGTACTGCTGGTCTTGCCCCTACTAATCCCTGCGGTAATGTTATTGCGCCATCACCGATTACGGTTAGTACGCCAGCTGTTCCGCCTAATGGTGGTAATGTGCTAACATCTAGTGTTTGAAGACCTGTGCTAATCGTACCTGTGTCAAAATTAAAATCCATTTCTTTTTTCCTTAATTTGTGATCTCGACTGTTTCAATTAACGCGAGCCATCTTATTGTTTTTCCTGTTTCTCCGGTAACAGTCACTCTTAGAGAACCATTTCCAATATCAGCACTTATATTTATATCCCATTGCGGATTTGACTCCGCTAATACCACTTTTTGGATACTTCCCAGCACTCTGGTAGTAACTGCGCCAGCGCCTCGATATATAACACCCGATGCCGTATAACCGGCATGTCCGTCACCGGTATCTGTGCGGTGGCCGGTAATTGTTATCTTAAATGTCCAGGTGGCGTCATCGGGTAATACCAGCCGGGTAATACTCCCGGTGCCATCTATGAATAGCTCCTGCGGCGTGGCACTAATAGTTGTGCCTCTTAATAAGTATCTGCCTGTCTGTGCATCCCCGTTGTTTGTAAACCTTCCGTTTGCTTGTACTACACCACCGGGTGTACGAGCTAACGACTGAAGTCCTATCGCTAATGAATTGTTTGCACTTATTGCTGTTTCGGCGCCACTACCTAACGCAACTGAATCTAATCCCTGGGCTACCGGTGATATAAATCCGTTAACTTTTTCGTCATAGAGGTTAGGTTTTGTAGCTACAACTGTCCAATTTGTACCATCATAATAATAAATTCCGTCACCGTTTGTAACACCTCTGTCAACATAGATGGCACCTAATGTATCGGGTCCTGATGGAATGCCGGTACCTTCTCTTATGCTTGGGGCGCCACCGGCATTAATTACTTGTAATGAATTAGTTACATTACCTAAACCGGCAGCGGCCGGAGTAATTGAAATAGGGGCATTAGTAGCAGCAGTTAATCTGCCTTGCGAATTTACTGTAAAGGTACCGACAGTAGAAGCTGACCCGTACGGGCCCGGTATTACTGTTGTATTATTTAATGTAGTGGTTACTGGCGAAAATCCGGAACCAGAAACATCACCGATTAGTGTTACTGATCCGGAGACGCCGCTTTGCCAGAATAGATTGCCAAAACCGTCGGTTGTTAATACCTGACCAGATACTCCTGTAGTAACCGGATAATCATTTCCTGATATTGTTACAGGATTTACCCCGTTAGCAATTTCGTATCCTGCGGTATCGAGGTCTGCACCCAATTGCGGCGACAAATCCAGAATTAAATCTGTATTGTGAGCTAATAATGTACTGACCTTAATTGCCATAAATGTATTCCGTTTTCATTATTTATCACTTTTGTAATATTTCAGAAGATGCTAAAACTGTTTAATTCCCGTAAGCCATTCTCGAAACAACTGTCTTGCCGGAGGAATAGAATTTCTTAACGACTGTTGGTGATCCCGGGTTGACGTAATCTGCCCTGGTCTATATCTCCAACCATAACCTAGCACAGGATTATGCCATATGCCGCATCTTATCCCGGCGTCAACTCGCATTGCCCAATCTAAGGGTGTGTTTGCTCTGCAATGAGCATCCAAAGCGCGAGTAGTAATTGACCTTTTTTTAGTAACCGTTAAGTGGTGTATGCATCCAGGGTGGCTAACTAAGTCCCACAAAGTCTTTTGTCCGGATGTAGAAATATTAAGCTGGCGGCCGTTTATATCAATTCTGCATTCATCTGTGTATACTAGTCCTACATTATGTTCCTCGATTGCATCGAACGAAGAAATCAATGCACCTGGGTAGACTATATCATCGGCGTCTACCCAGGCAATAAAATCTGCATCATCTCTCATGCTAAACATGACAGTGTGCCAGTCTGTGCTGCACCGAACTATGCGATGTTCTATTCCCGACTCCTTTACAGACTTAATGCACTCGTCAAGTAAGTTTTCGTCTTTACCGTCCCACGGAGTTAATACAAGTCTAGATGTCAAGGCACGTTCAATTATTATGGGCCTAGTTTTTCAACAGTAGCAACCGCCGATACAACAGCAGATGTACTTCCATAAGAATAACTTGCTGCATAAACGCCCACTGATTGAGAATCACCGACGACTGCATTAAAGATATATGTGTCTGTCCATACTGCCGAAGACTGGTCTGGTGCTAATGTAAAATCACTTAGTGCCTGGAAATTACCAGGATATGCAGGAGCATAAGTAGAATATCGTGTGTTAAACATAGTTAGCGATGACGACACAGAAGATCCGTAACTAACTAAATCGTCTGGCCATGTGTCGGGCGTACTGGGATCGGGCATTACCACGGAAATAATAGATATCCTATATACACCGTCTTCATTGAACAGAATAGTCGATGTATATGAGTCCCATTGGCAATACGATGCTGTAACAAGTTCGTCGGCTGTTGCCCAAAACGTATTGACATTACCGTTAAATGTTGCTGACGTATTATCTAGCCTTACACTAAATATTGAAGCACTTCCACCAGAGGGCGCTTGCCAAGTAGGCGGCTGACCGGCTCCTTGATTTGTTAACACGTCGCCTGCTATACCAGGTAAACTATTGGCTAATAACTCTGACTGCACATCTATCGTACCGGTACCTGATTTAAGTATTAACTGAAGATCACCGTCGACTATTAATGCATCACCAATATTCGACTTAACTTCGCCCGTGCCTACTGATCCTACGGACAATGTCGAGATTGAGGAATCGTAAACAAAGTCGCTATCTGTTGTAACACCTGGACCGGTTCCGTAAACTACTTCATTTAAAGGTGCTGATATTGACCCCGAGCCGCCCGGTGGTACTAAGAATTGTAATGTGTTTACACCCGACACACCTAAAAACATCCCCGGTACAGGGACCACGGAACCATCTGGCCATGCTACATTGTTAAATAATATATTCCCTGCAGCAGATGGCTCAAACTTAATATTACCGGCATCAATACCATCGGTACTAGTTCTAAATATTAAATCAGCACTACTGTTTACAGGTGTTTGTATGAGCCCTGCTGCTGACGGATCGTCCCCGACATTAACCTGTTTAGTCACATTTATTTGACCTGCTACACCGATATTAACATCGTCAGCTGGGTCACTTGCCGAGTAATATACTCTACCGTCTTGAACTTTTATTCTTTGTGCCATATATCCCACCGTTTCTTATATTTATCAGATATAAAGAAAAGAGATATCAAAATAAAACCCGCCGAAGCGGGTTTATATTTACTAAATCAATATTTCAATTTAGAAAAACTTGAGTGTCGCGCTGTCAATACCAACCTTGGACAGATAGTCAGCTGCGTTTCCGAAGCTGTTAGCTGTGTTAGTCAGCTCCAAATATCCATAACGAGTCATAAAGCTGACCACTGGCTCGAAAGTCTGTGGATCCATAACTGGACCAACGCTCATCAACGGAATGTACGGGCAGTAGTAAGCTGCGGCGTCAGTTTCGGTAGGTCCTTTGTAACCTATAAGAACTGGATCGCTGTCGCTAGCGTACTGGTTAACATACACACGCATTGTGCTGTTCAATGTACCAACAAACTTTGTGTTTGTAGGTGCTTCGAATGTACCTTCTGTGGTACGAGCAAACGATGATGTTGTTGCAGACTGAAGAATTGTCAACGCTGTTGGCGAGACAACTGCCCAGTTAGCTGCGCCACGACGTGTACGTGCAGCGATCAAGTTAGCTTGTTGGTTGATCATAATTGCAAGAGCAGCCATTTCGTCACCAACATATGTAGCTGTACCTGATACGGCAGCTTGGTTGAATGTTGTAGGAGCAACAGGTACTAGCGAACCTAGTTTGAATAACATTTCCTGGTCAATTTCAACTGTGATTTCTTGTGCAAGAGCTTGCATGATTTCAGCTTCGATGTCGATGCCGTGGATTGCGTTAGCATCCTGGGCTGCTTCGAATGTCCAACGTGCAGATAGCTTACGTGTCTTAGCTTCCACAGTCTCTTTCAAGATCTGGATGCTTAGTTTGTTACCCGGTACACCTTCAAGACGCGCTGTACTTGCTGCTGCAGGATCAGCTGCAACTTCGTTACCCGAATATGCCTTAGCAATTTCGAATGGACCAAGCGCTTCTGTACCAGCTGTAACACCAGCGGCTGTGTTTGCATAGCGAACACGTAGAGTGTGGATTTGACCGACGGGGCCTGTCATAGGCTGAACACCCATGATTTCGTTAGCGATAACGGTAGGCATGACACGACGGATCAATGGTAGCATCACTTTGTTAAGTACAGCGATATTACCGGCTTGTGTAGCACCAGCGGTTGCCGATTCAGTTAAGTGACGACGTGTATTTTCAAACACTACATCCATTGACTGGCGACGGGTTCCCGATAGGCCTTCTAATAGGGCTTCTTTTGTTGCGCCCCAGTTTGATTCAAATAGCTTTGTTGCCATTATAAGTTCTCCTAGATTACTTTCTAATTCCGGCTAAGGATAAAATTTTGCTTAATTCAGAAGAGTCGACCGACTCCTCGTCTTGAGTGACCTTCACTCGATCGCCTGTTCTGCTTGACAATGTTGCCTCGTTCAACTGTGGCTTTACAGCTACAGGTTTACGTTCAATGGCTTCATTTAGAACGCTTGGTAGATACTTGTTGTATGCACTTTGCAAATTCTTTGTCTGTACTGATTCAAGCAATTCTACCATTACTGCCTTCTTGTCTTTCGACAATGGTGCAAGTAATTCACTCATTACATTTTGTCTTGCGACCATGTCTTGAGTTGCTTTCAACTTAGTATCAAGCCCTTCCATTAAGTACCTGCTTTTCTTAACAGATTCGTTAAGTGTTGCAAGTTCTGAACTCTTTGACTCTACCACTTTTTGCAGCTTCTTGATTTCGGTGCCTTCGTTTAAATACGATGTCATGAATTCTGCTGCAACGCTTTCGAAAATCTTACGACCAAAATCGTTTTCACGGGCAACACGGATGTCTTCCTTGAATTGGCCAATTTCTGAACGCAATGTTTTTTCAATGTTTGACTCGATGATACGAGCCGCACGTTTAATAAATTGTGCCTTAGTTTCCTGTAGTTTCTGCTTACCTTCGGTAACCATCTTAACTTTTTGTTCTACTAGAGACTTCTTGTCTTGACGGAACTCGCGAATTTCTTCGGCAAGTTGCTTTAATAGAAAGTTTTCAAGTTTGCTGAAGTTTTCCTTCATTGCCTTCTTTTCGGCGTGAAACTCTTTCATTTCCTTAGCTACAGCTTCTGTTAGGAATGTGTTTAACATACCTGTGTGTTCAACGAGTTTGCTTTTGTAAGCAATTCGTTCTGTGACAAGCTTTCTCTTGTCTTCGGCGAATTCTTCGAGTTCGACGCGGACTTTATCGTTTAAAAAACGATCCATTGATTCTACTAATACACCTTTGTCATGCTCGAATTTACGTGCAAATTCCTCACGGAGTGTTGCAGCAACTTCTTCGCGTGCCTCAGTAATCTTAGATTCCCATAATCCAGCAATCTGGCTTCTGGTTTCCTCGGATAATCCAACGCTTTCGCTCAAGATCTCATCTAGTTTTTTTGCCATCTTGAGTTCCCCTTAAATTTTTAACTCTTGAATAAATCGTGAAAGATCTTTAACAAGCTGTTTCTGTGCTGATGCTTCTGTTAGTGCTACCCTTGCGGTTGCATGTATGCGAGAACCACCCTTCATGTTAAATAAGCTTTCATATATCGTCCTAGGAAATGCATTTGGAGCACTTGGTTGTGCAACGATGTCAACTGTAATAATCTCGAATTCCGAAACACTACCATCATCACCAACATTTCCTGAACCACGGGATGAAACCCCCAACTTTGCGCCCGACTGTAACAATGTCTTAACTATGTTTCCCATCGGTGTTGGGACAATTTTCAACTTACCGTATCCGTCTGCACCATCCATCCACATTTCTGTAATGAGGTGACTTACACGATCAAGATTAATGGAAAGCTCTTCCGGGTGGTCGAGCTCGCCCATTACTGATTGACCTGTGCCTAATTTTTCAGTTATAGTGTTAACAGCCCTAGCAATTTCACGAACAGGATAAACACGCTGGTTTTGGTTTCTTACGTCACCCTGAATAAAGATCCCTTTCATGCAGAGATCTTTACCGCCAGTCATTTTATTATCCTCTTCAAGGAGTTCAACGTGTGCTCTATCAAACGATAGATACTCGTATAGTTTATTTGCCATCTTAGCTGCTAGTCCTTAACCTGGCTTCTTAGTAAATGGTGACTTTGTAAATCCTTCACCTGCTGACTTTCCACCTGTGTACTTGGCTGTAGTATCGGCCTTAATGCCCGAATTCTTTGGAGCCACCTTTACATTATCAGTTGGTGTGTTGTTCTTGGCTGAATCACCATGGTACTTGCCGTATTCTCCGCCTGTGGCTCTTGAACCAAGGATGTTCTTTGCAGAACCGCCGTAGTCTTTTCTGCTCGGGGCGTGAGTATACGGAGACTGGGTCTGTTCAGCACCTAGTGACGAACCTTTACCTGTCCCGACTAACTTAGCTGTACCGCGTTGACCTGTATCACCGGTTTTATTTAAAAACTGTGTTTCTTCATCAACTTTCTTGTCTTTCTTTTTGTCTTTAGCCTGTGGAGCAACTTTAAGTTTTTCGGCTTTCTTCTTTTCGTACATTGTTGCTACTACTTCGCCTACAACCTTTTCTTCTCCGCCAAAGTCTGGCATTGTATCTGCCATACCGTCGCCATTGCCTTCGAAGTCATCAGCTGGTTCTACTTCGCCGTCCATCGGATCATCCATGTGTTCCGGTTCTTGCATTTCTTCGCCCATTAACGCATCAAATTCTGCACGAAGGTCAGCTAGTTGGGACTCTAGATCATCAACTCTGTCTTCGGTGCTTCCTTCGTCGTCGGCTTCTCCGTCGTCATCGCCGAAATCACTTTCTTCGTCGTCATCGCCGGCTTCTCCGTCGTTCTCTTCATCAGATGTAATATCATCTTCGTCTGAAGAAATTTCGTCTGTAAAATCTGTATTTGGCTCACCACCAACTTCATCGGCCTCATCGAGCTCTTCGTCGTCAGCATAATCGTTGACTTCTTCGTCAACAATGCTTTCGTAAATAGCTCGTGCTTTTTCTACAATGATTTGGTGGAGAAGTTCGCTGGCCTGGTCTGAATCTTCGCTAAGAAGTAAATCCAGTACCTGTTCGAGCTTTTGTTGTTGTGACATGCGCAATCTCCCTTGATAGATTAAAATTTCTGTTATACCGCTTTTTGGTATTCTAGGTATTTAACTCAAGATGAGCATATTGATGCAGTTATGGCCATAAAAGAGGTCATTTTAACCTCTTGACATAATTAGTTTTATTTAGTGTAGTTCAATACACTATAAAAAGCTGTTTTATAGGCCGCCTTCTGGTTGTGCGGATTGGCCGTACATGTCTGGTAAAAAATCAAGGTGTTGGGCCTTATCGTACTTTTCAGCATCACGTGCTTTTCGCAATTTTTGAATGTGTACCATCGTAAGGCGTGGACGTCTTGTGTCGTCCATTTTTGCTTGGCCGAACTGGTCAGCTGCGGGATCGTAAAATTCTACCAACAAATCTTTTGCTTTCATAATCTTATTTATCCCTAACTATTCTAAAGTGGTCAGACGGACCGACATCCTCAACATCGGCTAAGTGATACCCGGGTATGCTTATTCTGCTGCCTATTCTCTTATACAAGGATGTTCGATTACCGTCTGCT